CGCTGGGCTGCTGGGCGACATTTCGTCCATGATCTCGCGCAGGTACGGCGTGCGCTCGGTGCGCCAGCGGCCAGGCTCGGCCGACGCTTTCTGCGACAGCATGCGGTTGGCATCAGCCCACGTGCTTACCGTGTAGTCTGGATCTGGTCGCAGGCCGTTGGCGAACGCCGTGCGGTAAACGATGGCGCCGTCCATCAGTCGAACTTCAGGTCTTCAAGCGCGCGCCGGATCTCTTTGGTCAGCAGCTGATGCACTTTGAATTGATTTGTCTCTGCAGCCAGCAAGCCGGCCACGCGGTCTGGCAGGTTCAGCAGCGCGTCGCGCACTTGTCGGGACGCCTTGAAGGCTTCACGCTGAACGACATCAGCTTCCACCAGTTTGCCTTCGCGCTGTTCCAGTTCCAGCTCGGCCAGCCTGGCTTTGAACCGTTCATGCTTGGCGCGGGCTTCTGCGTAGGTCATCGGCGTGTCGTCATCAGCGACATGTTCCGCCGATGTGTCGATTTCAGGCTTGCGTTTCGACACGTGCGCCGCGGCACCAGTCAGGTTGTCGGTGTTTTCGGCCCACTCTTTGTCGGCCAGCTCGACGTCGACTAGGTACCGACCAGACGGTTTTTGCGTCACGGACTTGACCAAACGGCCAGATTTAATGGCCGCTAAGACCGCCTGCAGCGTGACTTGTCGGTGTTTAGCGTAGTGATTCGGGGTGACCATAGGTGAAAAAGGTTAGTAACCACTCACTAGCGATAGATCGCGCGGGGGAATGACCCACGACAGACCCCACCCAGGAAGGACCCGCGTTTTTTCTGTGGTGTGAATACAACACATCATCGGGCTGTCCTCATGGCCAAGGTCCATGCGTTGCGCAGCTCGGTGTCGAAGCGCTGACGCACGACACGTGCGCCAATGCCTGGCATGTCCAGTCGCTTGCGATAGCTCTGTGGTTCAGCGAAGACCATCAGTGCCTTGATGCGTTTGCCACCTGACACGCGTTCGTAGATGCCATACCCACGCGATGCGTTCTGGCCTTGCCCCTGTGGTTTGCCGATGAAGTATTTGCGATTGCCTTGCTGTGTGATGCGCTTGATGGTGGCCAAGCTCACACCACCTGATGCGTCCAGCCTGATGTTGCGGGTAGGCACCAGCTTGCCTGTGCCAGCTTCGGCATCAGCATTGGTTGTTGCATCGACCCTGCGTTCGAACGCCTTGATGCGTCGCCCACCACCTTGCACGCCGAACTTCAGGTATCGGGCTTGTTTGTCCTTGGCGAACACGATGGCCGTCAGTGTTTCCTTGCGCGCCATCTGCACTGCGAACGCCTGACGCGTGAATGCGTTGGGTCGGTCGAACGCTGTGGGCAGCTGTTGCTTGATCTCGGCCTGCACCAGTTTGGCTGTGGCTGTCAGTGCCTTGGCAATGGTGAACGGCGCCTGCCTGCTGGTGAATTGTTCCAGCTTGGGCATGATGGCTTTGATGTTGGATTCGACTGTGATCTGCATGGTTTGAATGATAGCGCCAGGTTTGAATTGGCGCTGATGTGTTTTGCGTGAATGTTAGTGACCACTAACTTCGATCAATGACACCTGTGACACCTTGTGACACCATGACACCGATTTCCATATACGCGGACGTGTTTCGCGTGCGCCCATTTGCTCCCTTTTCCTCTCTTGTATTCCTATCAGTATAAATAGGTGTCATAGGTGTCATAGGTGTCATAAAGCCAGTGTTTATGCGGGTTTAGCCAGTGACACCTACAAATCGTAGGTGTCATAGGTGTCACTAAAACGGCTGATCGTGCCCCTGCATGTACTTCGGCGGCACCAAAAGCTGCCTGGTGCTTCCGGTTCGCTTGGCTTTGTTGCCGTTCATTTTGCGCAGGATGTAGCCGCAGTGCGTCACGTCGGCTTTGCTGGGTCGCTCCATTCCGATGGCCAGCAGCACATCGGTGGCTGACTTCCAGTTCCAGAATTCAATCGGTGCGGCCCAGTCCAGTTGGCTGTTAATCCTGTCCTCGATGGGGTCGCGCACTTCGAAATCGCTGTTGTGGTGGTTCAGCGCGTCCATTTCCTCTGGCAGCAGGAACCAGCCTTCGCCTTGCTTGAACAGTTCGTAGACCTCGGCCCAAACCTGCTGCATGTCCAGATTGTGGCTGTGGTCGATGTGTTCGCACTCAATGGTCCAGTAGCGACGGTTGCCGGTTGGATCGTGCAGGAATTCACGCGGGTTCACGCTGGCAAAGAACACGGTGCGCCGTGCGTATTCGCTTTCCTTGCGGGCGTAAGCTCGACGCAGCACGTCGCGGTCACGGGTCAGGAACGCTTTAAGTGCAGCGATGTCTGATTTGCGAAACGTGGCATCCAGTTCGCCCAGCTCCACCAGCCAGAAACTGCACGCCTGCTTCACGCTGTCTTTGTCGTCTGGGCGCAGCATCATGCCGTCTTGCGCCAGTCGGGTGCTGTCTGGCACCAGCGACTTGAACCACTTGGTCTTGCCCAGATATTGGTCGCCCTGCAGCACCAGCACGCCATGTGCGCTTGCGCCCTCTGGTCTGAATGCTGCTGCAATGGCCGACAGCATCCAGCGCTTGATCAGTGTTTCTTTTAGGGTTTGGCTGTCGCCCTTGGCCGTGATCGTTTTGTAGAAGTCCTGCAGCCTTGGCTTGCCATCCCATGGCTTGCTGGTCACGTACTGGATGGCTGGGTTGTAAAGGTTCTGGTCTGCCAGGAACGTCAGGAAATCGCCCACTTTGTCGGTCGGGTAGTTGAATTTCGCGCACTCGGACATGATCCACGCCAGGCTTGCGTTGGCCTGGTTGTCGACGCTGAAGCTGGCGCCTGGAATCGTCAGTTCTTCTTCTTTCTTGATGACGTTGTAGCGCACGGTGATGCCAAGGCGCTGCAGGATTACGTGCAAGTTGTTGATGGTCGACAGCGGTTTGCCGCGGGCACCACGGTCAGGCAGCGTCATGTCCATCACGCTGTTGTCGTTGGCCACCACTACGTCGCGCACGGCTTCGATGCCGTCGGCCACAGCGACATCGTTCCAGTCGCCAGCGATGTCAGGCACGACCACCTTGGCACCGACAGATTCGGCCGCCTTGGTCGCCTTGGTCACGCCTGGGTTGCCCTTGGTGTTCACGTCGTTGTCCGCCCAGATCTCGATGGCGATGTGCGCTGGCAGGCGCTTGCGAATGGCATCGCAGACCGGCTGCAGGTTGCCGGCATCGAACGCCACGGCCACTGGGCAGCCATGCGCCATGTGCAGGCTTGCGCCGGTCGCGTAGCCCTCGGCCACGATGACGCGGTCGACTGGTGCGCCGCCGATCTTGAAATAGCAGCCGCGCTTCATGCCGCCCTTTAGGAACAGTTTGTTGCCTTCGGCGTCGATGAACTGCAGCGACTGGATGACGCCATCGGGTGATGTGACAGGCAGCACCAAACTGCCGCGGCTCTCGCGCAGTCCGAACGCCTTGACCTGCTTTCGCACCAGGTAGGGGTGGTTGTCGTTCGCCGGTGGTGATGCTTCCCAGATCGACGCGGCGCGTTCGCGTGCCTCTGCGCGGATCTGCTCTTGCTCGGCTTCGCGCTGGCGCTTGGCTTCTTCCATGCGCTGGGCGTATTGGCGGCGCTCGTCCGGCGTGAATTCGTGTTCTGACTTGCTGCACCAGGTGCCGCTGATGTCATGTTTCCAGCTGCCGAATGAACCGGCCGGCACGCCGTCGCTGTGCAGGACATACCAGCCGTTTTTTGTGCGTGGCTTGTCGCCTTCAAGTTGGACGCGATGGATCTTGCCGTCGTCGATGATCTCGTCGTGTGTGTGTAGTCCAACCGCTGCCATTGCGTCGCGGAATTGCTCGATGGGGCTGCTCATTTGTCGGCCCCCGTGCTGATGACCGTGTAGCGCAGTTGCCTGTCGCGGGCTTCCATGGCGGTGGCCAATGCGACGACGTCACGCGCTGTGAAATCACGGACGCGATGTTCTAGCAGGATGCGCTTGGCCAGATCCACGTATTCGTGGACGACGTGCGCGACTTCTAATTGGATGGGTTTGTTGGCCATGTCGCGGATGCGCGACTGAAATGGCATTGATGCTGGGGAAAGATCTTCGGATGACATACGAACCTTGGGTGCGCGCTACATTGAAAACAGACAGGCCGCGCTGCAAAGCCTGTCTGCGTTTGAATCATAACTCCGTTTTTACTTGCTTCAGCAGTGACCGAATCGCCCAAGCCACTGCGCCTGGCACTTTAGTGTAGCCCTTGCGCCAGTTGATGATCGTCTG